TACAGATACGAAAAAGCGCCACAGGTTACGCAGGTGCGGCCTGGCATCAGCACTGTTACAGTGAATCTAATTGGTGTGCTCTGATGGCAAAGGTCTACACCGGCAGAGATGGCGTAATGCAACTCGGTGGAACGACTCTTGCCAAGGTCGTAAATTTCCAGCTGTCGTCAAATTTAGAAACGCTTGAGACAACCACATTAGGTGAGAATATTCGCAGTTATTCGCCTGGGGTCGCTGGCTATAGCGGCAGCGCAACGTTGTTGTATTACAAGGAAGACAACGGCACGTTTAACACTACCAACATCCTCAACAAGCTTTATAAGACAGGAACGGACGGCGTAAGCAGCACTGATACTGTTGAGTTGACGTTCCGTTGGGTTGATGGAACGGATAACAATGACATCAAACTGACGGCGTATATCACCAGTGCATCGATTGGTGCAGCAACAGGTGACATCGTTCGCGCTGAGATTGCATTCCAGGGCACTGGAGCGTTGTCTACGGTAACGATCTCATGACGGTATATCTTGGAACGCACGGAAAAATTGAATTAAAGCGTGTCTTCAATGGCGGCGAATTGCAGTCAACGATTGATGTTGCTGACGTTAATCCCGCTTCTAAGCGATTTAGTTTTGACTTTGAACATGGTCAATTAGTAACGGGCGACCAAGTTGAAATTACAAGCACTGATGGTAGTGCTCTTGATTTTATTGCTAGCTACACAGATTCAAGCGTAAAAAAGTTTATTTTTGTTGACGAGCTAGACGGCATCAGGCTTTACGACACTTTTGCGTTGGCTGTTGCCGGTGGTACGGCAAACGCTGTTGCGCTTGCAACGCCTGGCGATGCCATCCCAGTAAAGGTAAAAGTTGAGACGTTTTCTTCCAAGGTATTAGCGCAAGTTAATAGTTTTGAGATCAATACTGAGCGCGAAACAGTAGACACAACTGTGTTGTCAGATGAGTTTCGTTCTAGGGTCAATACGTTGATTTCTGGTTCCGGTCGCATCAGTGCTTTCTGGGAGTACACGGGTGATACAGCTAATGAGCTGCCCATGTACTTATTTGAGCTGACACATCGAACAAAAGTTGGCAGTAATTTTTCCGGGCAGTTTTACATCAAAAAATCTGGCTACAACCCAAGCGGCGTTACTGCTCGTGATGACGATGAGATTTGGTGGAACGTTGAAGGGATTATTACAGCAGCAGCTATTCAGTTTTCACCAGACAGCACCGTGCAAATTACAGCTGACTTCATTACGACTGGTGAAATACAGCTGAGGATGAAACTAGAACAGCCAGATGCTCTCTTGCAAGAGGACTCTGGTGACATACGCTTGGATCAGGACAGCACCGCTAAACTGCTGTTACAGCAGGACGTTTAACCCGGAGCTAGCCGCCCATGGCTGATCTAAAAATTAGTGAGCTTAATGCGCTTGCTGGCTCCGCTCTAGCTTCCGCAGATTTGGTCGCTGTTGTTGATAGCAGCGCCAGTGAAACCAAAAAACTAACTATTGGTGATCTAATTGCCAATGGCGTCACGCTGATCAGCGACGACACGATCCCTGGCGCAAAGATTCTTTTTGCCGCTGGCGACATTGCTACAGCAGATTTAGCTGATGGAGCTGTTACTACTGTCAAGATTGCTGATGACGCGGTAACAGCAGCAAAGCTTGCAGATGAGTCAACCGTTGATCTGGTCACAACACTGCCTGCTTCTGGTGGCTTTACAGGCCAGCTTGCTCTTGATACGGATGACAACAAGCTTTACGCTTGGGACGGAAGTGCTTGGCAGAGCCTAAAAGGCGCTGGTTCTATCAATGCCGTAACCGGCAGCACGGTTGGTGTTGTCGATATTGTTGCCACAACAACTGGCGACAGCGTTGCGATTTCAGCAAGCGTAAACGACACATCTGCTGCTAATCAGTTTCTAGCTGGTCCTACCAGTGGTGCTGGTGCGGTTGCGTATCGAACGATTGATGGCAGCGATATTCCTGTTGCCACTACTAGCGCCAAAGGCGGTGTAATCGTCAACGGTGAAGGGCTCCGCATGGACTCCAACACTATTGAGGTTGATAACGACGTAACAGCCAGCTCGACGCATCACGTCGTCACTTATGACGCCAAAGGTCTGATCACTGGTGGTCGTGTTCTGGCTGCAGCTGATTTACCGGCTGCAACTAGCAGCGTTAAAGGTGCTGTTATCCCTGGAACGGGCTTGTCAGTTGATGCCTCTGGCAATCTTGATCACACAAACTCGATTACTACTGGCACGTTTACAAAGGTTACGGTTGACGCGCAGGGTCACGTTTCGACCGGCGCAACACTTGAAGCAGCAGACATTCCAGACTTAGCCGCGTCAAAAATTACTAGCGGAACATTCCCATCAAGTTTGCTGGCTAATGCGTCAGTTACTGCGACGAAGCTAGCCAACGAATCAACAGCCAAGTTTGGTGGCGCTGGCGCAACAGATAACGTCGTTACATTCCCCAATGGCGACTTCAAAGGTCAGTTCTTCTATGACGAAAAGAACGAAGACCTTTACATTTATACCGGAACATCTTTTGTTCCAATTACGGTTATCAGCGGCAACCTTGTCAATGCTGGAACGTATAACGCCAGCACGAATCTAATTACGTCTGTTACCACTGCCGGTTCTGCTGCTGGTTTTACATCAGGAAGTGCGCTTCCAACACCTGCAACGGTCAACCTCAACTATTACGTCGTTGTTGACACCAGCGGCACTGGTTCTGGTGCAGCGCCTGCCGTGGCATTGGCACCACCTGACATGCTGATTTCGCTTGGAGCGGGATCAACGTTCCAGTTAATTGACGTTTCTAACGCTATTGCTGGTCAAACTGCAGCCAACATTTCAGTTGTTCCTGCTGGCGATATTGCATCAACGGATGTTCAGGCTGCGCTGCAGGAGCTTGATTCTGAAAAGCTTGCTTTAGCTGGTGGCACGTTGACCGGCAATTTGAATTTAGGGACCGGCGTTGTAATTGTCTTTGAGGGTGCAACTGCTGACGACTATGAGACGACGATTACTGTCACCGATCCAACGGCTGACCGTTCAATTGTTTTTGGGGATGTTTCCGGCACCGTTGTAACCACTGGTGATACGGGAACTGTCACCAGCACGATGATTCTGGATGGCACGATTGCCAACGCAGACATCAGTGCAAGTGCTGAGATTGCAGTTAGCAAGCTTGCGAACGGTACTGCGCGTCAACTGCTGCAAACAGATTCTGGCGGCACTGGCGTTGAGTTCACCAGCAATGTGGACATCCCTGGCACGTTGGATGTCACTGGAGCGGTGACGCTTGATTCGACGTTGCAGGTTGATGGTATTGCAACGTTCAACGCCAACATCGTGATGGAGGGCACGTCTGCTGATGCCCACGAATTGACGCTGACTTGCAACCCAACTTCTGATGTAACCGTCACGTTGCCTAATGCAACGACCACTGTTGCAGGTCTTGCTGTTGCTCAAAGCTATACGAAAGCACAGCGGGGAACGCCTGTTGCGTTGACGGATGCGGCAACGATTGCTGTTGATTTGAGCTTGGGCAATAACTTCAGTGTGACCCTTGCAGGCAACCGGACTTTAGGTGATCCGACAAACGTTACTGCTGGTCAGTCTGGTGTGATCGTGATCACTCAAGACGGCACTGGTTCTAGAACGCTTGCATACGCAGGAACCAAATGGAAATTTGCCGGTGGTAGCGCACCAACTTTGACTGCAGGTGTTGGCGGTGCAGTTGATGTTCTTGCCTACTATGTGGAAAGTTCCAGCCGTATTACGGTTACTTCGCTGCTGAACGTGTCATGAGTATTCCTGGAGCTGCAAGTCCGCTGTTTCTTTCTGCTGCGGCTGCTCCTGCTGGAGCGTACCAAATTGACAGATGTATCCGGCTAAATTCAGGAGATTCGGCATATCTTAATCGCACCCCTTCGTCTGCAGGCAATCGCAAGACCTGGACCTATTCAACTTGGATAAAGCGAAGCAATTTAACTGCAGGAGATTATGTTCATATTTTTGGACATTACGTTAGCGATTACACGCTGCTTGTATTTAAAACTGGTGATGACCGGCTGCAGTTTTGGACGAATAGTGGAGCGGCTCCGGTTCTAGAGACTTCGGCTGTATTACGCGATCCTTCTGCTTGGTATCACATAGTCCTTGCTGTTGATACTACACAATCCACTGCATCTGACAGGGCTCATATTTACATCAATGGGGTAGAAGCTGCCTATGATGTTGATCAACGATCTTCACAATTAACTCAAAACCTAGATACCTTTATCAACAGCACCAATGTCCACGAAATTGGTGGCAACCCCTCTTTTACAACCACTCGTTATTTCAATGGGTATTTAGCCGAAAACTATCTCATAGATGGTCAGCAGCTTGCGCCAACTGACTTGGGTGAATATGACGATAACAATAATTGGAACCCAAAGGCATACTCCGGTTCGTACGGTACAAACGGTTTTCACCTTGACTTTTCCGACAACAGCAGCGCATCTGCACTTGGAACGGATGCTGCCGGAAGTAACGACTGGACGGTCAATAACATTTCTGTTGCATCAGGATCTGGCAATGACAGTCTGATCGATACGCCGACGAATTACACGGCAGATTCTGGCAACAATGGTGGAAACTATTGTGTTTTAAATCCATTAGATGATCGAGATGGCGCGACATATGCCAACGGAAATTTGCAAGTTAATGGAGCAGGAGGAGGCTATCATTACGTTGGAAGAGCCTCCTTTGGAGTGTCGTCTGGAAAGTTCTATTGGGAAGTAACCATCAATAGTTCTATTAACAGCACCTACTATCCATCTCCTGGCATTTGCTCAATGGATGAGAACGTGCCTAATCAGTTGGGTGACGGCGCTGGCGGTCATGCTTATATGGCTAATGGCCAAAAATACACAAGTTCAACTCTAAGCTCTTATGGAGCTTCATTTACGCAAAGCGATATTATTGGCTTTGCGTTAGACATGGATGCCGGAACCTTAACTGCATACAAGAACGGCACCAGTCAAGGCACGATGGTGACTGGACTTACGGGAACTTGGTCTCCAAGCTGGAGTCATTACCAATCAACATCTTTAATCTATAACTTCGGCCAACGTCCATTTGCGTACACGCCACCAACAGGTTATTTAAGTCTCTGCACAGAGAATCTTCCTGACCCAACGATTGCCGATGGTTCGACGGCGATGGATACGAGCATTTGGAGCGGAAATAGCACTCAAGACAGAAAAATATCGACCGCATTCTCTCCAGATCTCGTTTGGGTTAAGCGTCGAAACGCCTCAAAAAGTCATATTTGGATTGATAAAATTAGAGGTGACGACAATTACTTGCACAGCGATACCACTAACGCAAATCAAGTTCAAGCAAATTTATTGGGACTTGTTAGCGACGGTTATGAGCTTGGCACTGTTGAGTCAGTCAACCTTACAGGTAACACTTATGTCGGGTGGGCATGGGACGGTGGATCGTCAACGTCTAGCAATAGTGACGGCAGCATCACTTCTAATGTTCGCGCCAATGCGTCTGCTGGGTTCAGCATTGTCTCGTACACAGGGAATGGTACAGCCGGAGCGACAGTTGGTCATGGCTTAAATGACCAGTTGGGCTTATTGGTAGTCAAAAACAGGAGCAACTCAACCACTATTGCTTGGGGCGTCAAACATAGTGCGCTTTACTCAAATGCAGGCAACTGGCTTAGGTTGGATAGCCCACAAGCAGCAACAGTAGAATCTGCCGGGGCTGGAAGTCTATTTAATGCAACCAATCCAACTTCTTCCGTTTTTACATTAGGTCCTAGAGATACTACAAACACAAGCGGTGATAATTACATTGCATATTGCTGGGCTCCTGTATCCGGATTTTCTGCCTTTGGCAGTTATGTAGGATCCCAAAATTTTCCATTTGTTTACTGTGGTTTTAGGCCTCGCTATTTGCTCATTAAGCCCACTAACTTGGCTAGCGGTTGGCAAGTTTACGACTCAGAAAGAAGTCAGTTTAACGTTGCTGATAAATACTTGGCACCTCATGCAGCAGACGCTGAAGTGACCAGCACTAACAATAATCAATTTGATTTTTTAAGCAATGGCTTTGTTCCGCGTGGTGTTGCCGATTCTGGCTCTAATTACACCGGATATAATTTTCTGTATTGTGCATTTGCTGAGCATCCCTTTAAGACCAGCAGGGCGAAATGATCGCTTAGCCGGTAAACTCGATCTATCGCCCCAGACTCATGCCCTACAAGCTTGGTGATCGCACTTTGCAGCTGGACGTGCCTTGGGAGCACGATGGCGTTCAATATCCTGCCAACTGGTTGCGACTGAGCACGTCTGATGATCGTGCAGCACTTGGCATTACTTGGGAGGATTCAACTCCTAGCTGGAACCAGAAGTTTTATTGGGGCTATGACGCTGACGGCAACCTGATTCCTAAGACCTACACCGATCTGAAGGCACTTTGGATCGCCAAGACCAAGCAAACCGCTTATACCCTGCTGCAGCCATCTGATTATTTGTGGCCAAAGCTGCAAGACGAAAACAGCAGCTTCTCAGCAGCCAAGACTGCTTACGCCGCATCACCTTGGAGCACTTGGCGTTCCACCATCAGGACTGAGTGCCAAGCGATGGTGACTGCGATTGAAGCAACTGCTGACGTTGGTGACACGTCGCCTTATGCGGACTTTGGCAGAGTGCAAGCATTGCA